ATAATCCACTTTAAACCTGTTACCTCTGCATCATCCCTAACAAGCTTATACCCGTTAGGTCCACCTGCCAATACAGCCGGAGTACCATCAGCAAGCGCAGAGAGTAATGCTCCTTTGGCAATATTCACGATCTTTTCGGAAAACTCAACGCCTTCCGAAGCTACGTTTTGAATTAATAGTAAATCATACTGTGCCATGATATTTTATTTTCAAAAATCAATCGTTATAATACAATCTGAATGGAATTTTAATATTTTCCTTTGTTTCCAATGCAAGTCTCAGAACATTAATTAAATCATCATGAGTAAGAATTACTCCGCAAAAGATGTTATTGTTTTTTAACAGTTCGTTAATCGTTCCTTCTGTTTCATCAAGAAGCTTTTTTTCTTCTTGTTCAGATTTCTCAAGCAATTTTTGCATTTCCAACAGTTTTTTAGCCTGTTTTTCGGTTTCTTTTTTTACCATTTTACTTTTACGCATCATGATATATATTTAAGTTTGAAATAATACACTTCGTTTCCATACAGCTTCTCCAACTTCGCCTGTTTTAACGCATTTATAGATATAATCATCATCAATGCTTGTTTGTCCATATACTCCGGCATCTACTCCTGTTTTTTTCTCTCCTGTCATGGGAGTCCATAAATCTTTTTCATCCTGGCTTACATGCTCCGATGTCCAGAGTTTATTCATCCAATCTTTAAATGCTGCCCATGTTTTTCCTAATTGTACATCATTCATATCAGTTGATTGTTGCTGTGTTATAACCTAAAAGATATTTATAATCAAGATCAATGGCATAAGAACCATTAGTATCAATTATTCTGCTGTTTTGTAATTGCCCGTGGATTGTTTCAACCATTCCTGATTTCGATAAATGGGAAAAATAAATAAATTTCATATTATCAATCTGATGAGATAATTCTATTTGAGAACCAATAACATGGGAAAAATTCACAAGCTTTTCCTTGTCAACCTGATGAAGTAATTCCTGTTGAGGATTTGTTAAATGAATAAAATCTTCATGCTTTTCAATAATATGTTTTAATTCATTCATTTTCTTTCCATTGCATTATAAATAAGTGAATATCCTTCTGAATGATCGGTGAAATAACCGTCCGGCATTTCCGGATCTTCAATAATTATTGTGGTAGCAGCGTAAATTGCTGCCTTTGTATGCGGAAGTATTTCTCCGTCCATCGCTACTTTAATTGTATATTCATCAGCTATAACAAGATTATCGTTTGTGTATTCCTCGATATTTACACCACATTTAAGAATAACTCCTGAATTAGAAAATATTTTTACTCCATAACCATATAAGGCGGATAATAGAATAGGATTGCCATCTGCATCAAGAAATCTTACTGTCAGTTTTTTATCTTCAGTAATATCTCCAAACCACCATATTCCGGATTGTGTTGCCATTATTTATTGTTTTAAGTCCAAAAACTAATTTTAGGCGAAACTCTTGCTGTTTGCCATTTTATATCACAACTTCTCACCGCGCTAATTTTAAAACCATTAGCCGTTTTTTCTGTGATATCAAGTTCTCCTTTTACATCAATGTCATCTCCGTCCAGGGCTTCAATTATTCTTATAGCATAATCGTCCGCATCATCGTAGGCATCTCCACTGAATGATATTGTATTCTCACCGGCAGAAGCCTCTTTTTCCCCGTATTTTATTAGGAAAATATTAATCAGCATAGCACAGACAAGGTCTTCTACTTCTTTCCTGAATGCTGCTATTAATTCTTCCTGTGTTGGCATTTTTTATAAATTTCTGTATGATAACTGTTCCTGCTCAAAAGCTACTTTAGCCAGATCAACACGTTCCGTAATTTGCAATATCATGCCCGCTGCCACCCAGGTTAAGGCATCCACAAGGTTGGATTGAATATCCTGAGCACTCGTCTCCGGAACGTAAAGCATTTTTTCAAGGGTATGATTTTCATTAATCGAATAATATTCAATTACTCGTATTAAAAATCCGCCAATTGTTCTGTAATTATATACAGCAACCGGTTTAACCGTTTTACCTCTTAAATATTTGTTTCTTTGAAGTTTATAATGAGGATGATAGGTAGTTATTGCATAACTAACTTCTCTTTCCCAGTCCTCCATTTTAAGAGCAATCAATCTGAGAAAATTAAGTGGCAATTCAATGTATCCAGTTTCCAGGATACCATCTATTCCACCTGTTAGAGATGTTTCAATTTTTGCATTAACTACGCCGCTTCCATCGCCCTCAACTTTTACCGTGACAAGTGCCGATGCTTCCGGATCTGCGTCAACAGCAGCTTTTACCTCTTCTGCAGTTGAAGTAATTACTCCTGTTTCATCAGTGGCCAATGATACTGATATGTCTGTATCAACTACCGTTACTTCAAGAGGCTGGTTATTACCCGAAGGATCAACATGGGTAACTGTTATATTATCACCATCTACTCCGGCTTCTTTGGCTATGTAAGTAATATCAGCTTTTTCATTGGTCATGTCAATTTTAACCAATGCTCTGGCCCCATCTTCGGGAACAACAGGTTGTGAACTTGCATCGACCGGCTCAATTATATGAAGTGGTGCATTTAATAAAACTCTTTTGGCAGCTTCATCGAGAATAGCATTTATAAGCAGATTTAACGGGTCCGAAATATTTATATCATCTTCAACCGAAAACTGAACTCCTTCCCCTTCCGGAATTATTTCATCCAGTTTTGCTTTTACGTAATTGATTAAAGTTAATCGTTCCGACAATATAGTCCCGCTTCCGGATCCTACACCGTAAGTTGCAAGCAGATTCGCCAATGCTTGGTCAAATGATATTCTTTCTGAACTTATACTTGCCATTTTAACTTTTTTTATTTACAAAAAACCCCGCCCTGAAAATACCGGGCAGGGCTTTTGTTAAGGAATCACAATAAAATTACAGCCCAGCATGGGCAACTTTCTTCCAAACCTGTTCAGATATTTTAACATAGAAATTGGTAGCATCAAATGCTGCGGAACCAATAATTCCTTCTGTTACATTTACTCCACCGGTAAGGGTTGCTTTTGCCAGTGCATTGACAACACCGGCCCCGCCACCTTCAACAGCGACAGTAACAAGTTCACTTGCTTCTGCATGTGCGTCAACAGCAGCCTTTACCTCTGCGGCAGTAGATTCTATAGCACCCCCAGAACCAGTTTTTAGGGATACAGTAATATCCTTGCCGCTCACGGTAACGACTAAAGGTTGATCGTTCCCAGCGGGATCAACATGGGTAACAGAAATACTGTTTCCGTCCGTTCCGTATGCTTTTGCAGTATAGGTAATATCAGCATTGGCATTGGTCATGTCAACCGTAACTGCTGCCTTTACTCCGTCAACAGGTGTTGCTTCTTTAAACATGGCATCAAAGGCCGCGCCGGCAATTTCTGCCAGCTTGTTTTCCAGCGATTTTGCATCTCCATAATGCTTACCGCTATATTTTTCAATAAATTCATCCCTTGTCATGATATTTAATTTTTAAAATTATTATCCGTTTCAAATAGCATATTCAAACCAAGGTCTAATGCTTCCTTAATTACCTTAGTTTTATTATTGAGTTTTGTGAATGAGATTCCGTATTCTTTGTTTAACCAGGTTTTACCTTCCTGAACATTACGAAAACTCACTTCTTTCATCATTAGCTCTTCCATTACAGCAACTTCCTGTATTGGATCCGGAGCAGGTTGTTCAAAAACTTCTTCCAGTTTGAAAGAAACATTAAAAGAAGAATGGCTTTCCAATAATTCCTGTTCTTCGACTTTTTCAGTTGAGTATGAAGGAGGTTTAAAAACCGGATTTCTAAAGCCTCCCCGGAAATCAAAAGTACGAAGCATGTCCCCGTCCATTATGTCAATGGACAAGGGGCAGGCTCCGGTTGATATATACTTTTTACGAGTCATCATTCTTAAATATTATACCCCGATAACCCAACAGTGAGTATCAAGATTTTTAAATGCCATAGACCAGTGTTCGAGTATTCGCTTTGCATCAACCCTTTTCTGTCCAGTCTCATCCAGATTAAGAGTTTTAACTTGTGTAGGTTCGTAAATACCACGTTCAACATGTTCCATGTCAAGGACAAGGCCGTTATCAGAATATCCATATACTTCATCAAATGCCTGGTGCCTGCGAATCAATAATTCTCCAAATCCTGTTACAATCCTGTTAAATCTGATGCCAGCTACAACTTCAGTTGCCTTCGCTTCCATCTGTTTCTGTACGATATCGGCATTCATCATTCGCTCCAATAAGTTATTCCCGGAGAACAATAATCTTCGGTCGGAACCATTGTTGCCAGTAAAAATGTATTTCGACCAGCTATTAAAAATTGCATTTGTAATAGCAACAATTTTAGTATATTCCTTCTTTTTAGTGATGTAATAATCGGCACCACCCAAAAGATTCACCTTCTTTCTCAGGATAGGATCATAAAATCCTTTTTTAGGATAACCAAACAGCATCGCCATTTCTGCCTGTGCTCTCATGTCTATAATTGCATCTTCCTTATAATCCATGATATTCAAATCAACTTCTTTCAGATGCGCTTTAGCAACAAGTGACTCTTCAACCTGTGCCATGAATATCTGGGCATAGTTATAAGTATCATAGGGTGCAATTTCAACGGGTTCAGTCTGTGCATCTGTTTCACCATGGGCGTTCCCGATACGGGTTATATAACTACTATTGGGCACTCCCGGCATTAAATCACCTAATACCGCCGGATTACCAACAGTTCGTCCATTTACCGGTGTAACTGTAATTTTATTTAAAGTCACATCAACAGCTGAGACTAAACTCCGAAGTTTTTTCCCATCACCCCCGGTAACCGTAGGAAAAAATACAGTATCATGCGGAGCCCATTGGTGAGCACTATTTACAGTTAGCTGACCTGATTTAGTTCCTGCAAAAGCATATTCTGCTGTTAACTGATCCTGTAATCCACGTTCATCTTTTTGATAAAATTTCCATTCTTCGCTTTTGATAGGTTTTACTTTTCCAATTTCACGCATAATTGTATCAAGCGGATAAACATCACGCCGAATCTGAGTGATTAACTTAGATATTTCCGGCCTTAATAAGTTCGAAGCGGCATCATCAAGCGTTTCAGTTGTCGCTGGTTCTCCGGAAATCGTAGTTGCTGCGCTTGCTACTGCAAGTGTTAATCCCATACCTCCAAGTATTCCGATTGCAGGGAAAAACATGCAAAGCATAATAAGCATCCCCATTCCTCCAAGTAGGAACTTGGCAATTTTCTGATAATTTGTTTTCTGTTTCATTTTCGTAAAATTTTATAGAATTGATTTTTTATTTGCAATTTTTTTAAGGCCGGTAGTGAACTGATCTTCTTTCTTTTCTGGTGTTAAACTTCCGGTACTTGCAAGTTTGGGTAGCCCGTCTCCGGATTCCTTATTTATCCTTTTTTTTTCGATCTGTTCGTTTCGTCCTTTAACAAGAGCATCTTCTACTGCTGTTTCCTTTTCTTTTTCTTTTTCAGATACAACAACTTCATGTCTTAGCCCATTGGCTAATTTTTTCCAGTTTTCAGGTTTAATCAAACCATCCTGCATGAAATCCTGAATAATTTCACCGGCCATTTTCCCTACTTCCATAGTAGTCGCATCATCCAGTCCCAACTCATCTTTAATATTGATCAGGTTCTGAGCAGATACAACTTTATTTTTTTCGATGTTTTCAAGTTTGGATTTTCGTTCGTTAACAGTTTTTTTTCGGGTTTCTTTTGCCTTCATTACTGCTTCCTCATCCTCTGCTCCTTCCGGTGGAGTAAGACTTTCAACATCAAAATACATGGCCATTGCTTGTTGTGGTGTATAGCCTTTTCGTAGGCCCAAGAGAAAATCGCCAAACTCCGGAAATTCTTCAACAACCTGATAAAGGTCGTCATGAAGGGAGACTGTTTTCTCAACAAGAGGGAGCAATGATTCCATTAATTTTTCGGGAGTAGAAACATCAGCATCGGGAAAGAATCTTATTATATATTCTGTAAGTTTTTCTTGTGCTCCGGTGGCTCCCGGAACTTCTTCCTGATCTGCTTCCGGAACTTCTGCTGATATAGGGGGTTCTTCTAATGATTCAGCAACAGGTATTTCTTCAGTATCTGTTGCTTTTGGTGTTTTGTCAATTACACCAGGTGAAATTTCTGGAACTTTCTCAGTTAGAACTTCACCTTGTTCTTGGTTTTCTTTTTCTTTATCCATATCAGATACTTTTCCTAATTTTCCTAATTTCATGTTAGGTAAAAGTACCCTGTGACATACACTCCATTAAATAAAATCAAAACAAAGATGTCCCGATTTAAAAAAAAATACCAATTGTTTATATGTTTACATATTAAACTATCTAAATAGTTAAATTTATAGTATATTTATGGAATTATTTTAGTTGATGAAATAATGAATAATACAACAAAAAAGAAGTATTTAAAAATCATCAACACTCACAAACAAATCTGTATCTCTTTAGGGGAGAATGCTCCTTATATTTCAAAGGGCAGAATTATTACTCTTACTCTTAATTCACTGAAAGGACAAAAAATCAAAGGCAGTCGTTCAGTGATTTATTCAGCATTAAAAAAAATCAAAAAATTAAAAAGGGAGGAACTATTTTTGAATGACTGATGAAAGATTACTGGAAGAAAACAAGAGAAGAAATGCCTTGCTTGATGCTTACTATGATCCTGTCATAGGTTATGGAGGCCCCTTTGAAAGGCAAAAAGTTAGTTTTTCCGATATTAAAACAGTTATGTATCTTCCTGTTGAGATGCTAAATGTAAAATGGATAAATTATCTGGTTGGCTTTTCTTCTCTTGTTGATTATTCCAAAAAATTTAATACTTCAGTTGAAAAGGTTATGTCGTCCATAGCAAATGAACGATTTAAGTATGATTTTGAATTCTGGGCGGCAACAACTATAAAAATCACAGACAAGGATACTTTTAGGGATACACCCTTCATATTACGTGGTGCACAGCTGATTTTACTTGTTGTACTTGAGGAGATGAGACTTGCCGGTGTACCTATCCGTATTGTCCTGTTAAAAGCCCGTCAGTGGGGAGGAAGTACACTGGTGCAAATTTACATGATGTGGATACAGCAAATCCACAAACAAAACTGGCATCTGGCTGTTTGCGCACAGGATGATAATGCGGCAAGAAATATGCGGAGTATGTACACAAGGGCAGCCAGATTTTATCCCAAAGAAATAGGAACAATAACATTTCAACCATTCGAAGGATCATCAAAAAACCGTGTTTGTATTGAAACCGGAGGTATTATTGGTGTTGGTTCTATTAATAATCCGGATCAATTCAGGTCCTTTAATTATGCAATGGGACATTTTACTGAAGTATCAAGCTGGAAAGATACACCTAACCGGACAGCACAACAACTTATCACTTCTCTTAAAGAAACTATACCTGATGTTCCTTATTCCTTAATTGTCGAAGAATCTACTGCTCGGGGACTGAACTATTTTTATGATTCCTGGAAAAGAGCCATTTCTGGAAATTCAAGATATAAAGCAATATTTATTCCCTGGTGGAAAATTGATCGTGACCGCATTCCGATTGAAGAAAATATGCAGGAGTTTATAAATAATATGGGTGAATATGATTGGACACTTTGGGAATATGGAGCCACACTTGAAGGAATCAACTGGTACAACAAACACAAAGCCGATAGATACGAAGAAGCTGACAGGGAAAACCGCATGTTTTCCGAATGGGAAATGATGCAGGAAAATCCCAGTACCGAAGAAGAGGCTTTTCAGTCTTCCGGTGAAAAAAGATTTAATCCCAAATACATTAAGGCAATGGAGCAGGATTGTATGCCACCGGCATTTATGGGTGATGTTAAAGCTGATGGCACACAAGATGAACAGGCATTTAAGAATATTGAGTTTGTTCTAAACAATAAAGGAAAACTTTCTATTTGGACAATGCCCGATACTTCAATAAAAGTACTTCATCGATATGTGGCCTATGCAGATATTGGAGGAACATGGAAAGGTGCCGATTATTCTGTATTGAAAGTTCTTGACAGGTACTGGATGATCGAAGGAGGAGATCCTGAAACCGTCTGTTCATGGCATGGACATTGCGATAAGGACTTATTTGGCTGGATATGCGCTCAAATATGCACCGTGTATGATAATGCTTTGCTTGCATTTGAATCCAATAGTTACGATAAGGACCGGTCCCGGGACGACCATTTTCTAACAGTAGTTGAAAAAATAGCTGATTATTACCCCAACCTGTATATCCGCAATAATCCCGAAAAAGTCGGTAGTGATTTTGTGCCGATTTATGGATTTCATCTTAACAGAAAAACAAAACCTGCAATAATTGATGCCCTTTATGCTGCTTCAAGAGAGAGATATTTTAAAGATCAAAACAAACAAGGTGGATATTGCCTTATCGAAAGAGATATCAGGGCAATAAAAGAAATGAACTGGTTCGAAAGAAAAGAAGATGGAAGCCTGGGGGCAATGGAAGGACAAAAAGACGATCAGGTAGATGCAACAGCAGGTGCATTTTATATAGCTATTGAAAAAATGCCGATGCCCCAGCTTGTTGATACGAATAAAGCTATTAAGAAACGAATTTTAAAATCAGAAGCTTCATTTTAAAAACTATAATATGAATAATCCACGTCTTATACTACTCATAAATCTAAAAACATTTGACGGGATACCCGAAAAAACGTTAAAATGTATTGAAGCCGCAATGATTGAATACGGATTACGGCAGGTTGCTGAATATAAAAACCGGGAGATAAAAGATGTATGTTTATACAGTTTTAAATACTTTCCCAGGCTTACCTGTAATAATATTATTTGGTGGCTTCGAAAATTATCATTTAACATGGCAAAACATCAGGCTCAAATCCGGGCAAATATCGAAAACCGGAAATGCTATGTTATCCGAAAATCACTTATTGGATATGAAATACTTTCCACGCTTGATATTGACTTAAATAAACGTATCCGACTTCTTAACAAGAATATTGATGCTCAAAAATTACACGAAGTGGCTGATTTTGTAGCTTATCCTAAAATCAATTAAAATGAAAAATGAAAAAATATCTGTAATAATTCCCACTTATAACGGAGAAAAAACCATTCGCCGTGCAATTGAATCAATATTAAATCAAACCATCAGTACTGATATAAAAATTCTTATATGTGATGATTGCAGCACGGACCAGACTATTGAAATTTGCAAACAATATCCTGAGTGTATTATTTTCGCAAATATTGAACATTCCGCAGGACCAAACAAAGGAAGAAACATAGGAATAAAAAATGCTGTCGGAGATTATATAACATTTCTTGACCAGGATGATGTTTGGTTGCCAAACAAACTTGAATTACAACTTAAAGAAATTAAAAATGCAGACTTTATCTATTCACGATGTATTAAAAAAACGGTCCAAAAAAGCTAATTGGCCTTATATAAGTAGTTTATTGATTAAAAACAAAGATGTTCCTTTATTCGAAGAACATTTTGGGCAACTTGATTATGACTGGTTATTAAGAGTTACTAAAAACCGTAAATGCAAGGAAACAGATGTATCTGTTATTAGATATGTTGACGGTACTAATTTAAGCCTTGATCCTGTTTACCGTAAAAGAGATTTTTACATGGGTCTGTTAGATGTTGACGGCGATATTCCTGTTATGAAAAAATGGTTTGCTTCCCGCGCAAGGTATCATTACTATATGAATGAAATGAAAATGGCAAGATTTTTTTTTGTCAGAGGATCAATAAACTGGAAAACTATTCTTTATTTTATTTCCTCTTATAACAAAGCATTAAGCAAATGGATAATTAAAAAATTCAATGTATTTGGATGAAAACAAGATTAGAACAACAAGAGTTATGGCCAGAAAAATTACCAAATTCTCTTAAAAATCGAATTAAGAAAACTATTGATTTTCTTAAAACAGAAAATTTAAGTGGCCAAATTGCGGATTGTGGTGAAAATAACCCAATGAAAGAAGCTATTGAAAAATATTTTGATATTAAGATTTACAACCTCGATTGGGATTTTAATGATCCGCTCCCCATGTATCCTGCAATAGGATATAAATTTGATGTGATTTTTTGTTTTGAGGTTTTAGAGCATTTATTTAATCCATTATTATTTTTAAATCATTTAAAATATCATTTAAAACCTGAAAGTATTATTTTTTTAAGTACACCATATCAATGGCCACAAAAATTAAAATCCATTCATCATTACCATGAGATTCCAACAGATAGACTTTTATGGTTATTTGATGCTGCTAATTTAAAAATCGTAAAACAAGGAAAAATAACTATTGCCGGTAATTGGTACAATCATATTCACGGAATCCGCCCTTTATTACGATATTTTCAAAAAACAAGAATGTTTAAATTAATTAAGTTCGAAAAGTGAGTTTTTCGCAATCTGTTTTTCAATTATTTATACTGTAAATAAAACTGTGATTTCCCATAATCCCCACAATCCCCGGGGAATCCCCTTGCAAAATCCCCTATTTTAAAATGTATTAAAAAATGTGTTTTGTGTGTAGTTTTGTGTATTTTGTGTATAATTTACTAAAGAAAGGCCGGAAGTCAATACCTCCGGCCTTGTGTTTAACAATAAACCTCAAATTATGAAAAAAAACTAAACCTAACCTTTCCTTGGATTCATCATTTCAATAACTCTTTGCATATTTCCCTGGTCCACTCCCGCTTGTTGTGCCTGCTGATTGAAGTTTTGTGATACACCGCTTACTGCCTGTTGAGGGGTTATTTTTTCTTGTCGTAATTGTTCTTGTTTATTGCGTAAATCCTCTAAAAGAGCATCGGCAAATGGCGCATTGGAATGAGTTAAAAACATCTCCATATCAATTAATCCAGCCATCACAAAATCCTTTAACATTTCATCAATCCAGTTTTTATAAGTTGGTGAATCCATACTTTGACCGATAACCAAGTCAAAATCACTCGCATCTTTTATCATTGCCGGATCATACAATTGATCTTCATCTTTTCCGGATATTGCCAGATAACGTTTTGTTTTATAAAACTGAATAATGGTTTTTAGCACCTTCATATCTCTCCACTTGCGAAAACTGGCAAAACTTTCCATCAAATCCCGGTTATTCAAATTTGTTTGTTGGATTTCCATTGCATACCTGCTTGCAGGGGTTCCGGATCCTCCCGGTTGTCCTTGTGAAGCCGGCTGAACTCCTACAATATCCTGCAACCATTTCAATTGCATACCTATCAGTTCTGTAATTCCCAGGTTATTTGACATTTTGCTGCCCAATTCAAAGGGCGGTACTGCAGTTCCTTTTTTAAGATCAAGTACAATAACTCCACCAACTTCTTTATAAGTGGCTCCTATTGCTTCAGGACTTTTCCCATCAAGTGAGTTTTTGTCAAGAACAAGAGTATTTTTTGCACTGGTACCCATAATAAAGTCCCAGAGGGTGATTAACCGGTTAATGTATTTCTGCTGATCAATAATATCTTCAAGCGGTCCCCAAACCTCACCATTGATTAAAGGATAAGGATACATGATATAGGGATGCATGTTGTGATCGTAGGGCGTTTCACCTTCCCTTAAAACATGGCCGTAGGGGGTGAGATATTTATAAAACCACTTAAAGGCCACGCTTGTATCGTATTTAATCAACAACCATTCATCTTCGGGAATGTTATTTGTTTTGTACTCAATCACCCTTAAATTGTTTATTTCATTTAATTCATCCATGGTTCCCTCCCAGATTCCTTCCTCTCCTGCTGCCTGATCCCAGTACTCAATCACATCAACTGCCTTTTTCTCCCATACTTCTATTACACGACAGATATGCGTTTCATTGGGAATATAAAAATCAAGATTCTCTGCCCTTTCTGCTGAAAGTCCATATTGTGTTATTAATTCAAGTTTTGTAACATGCCTGTATAAATCTTTGAGTTTTTCTTTATCCTTTTCTGTTTTTGCGAAATGGACAAAAAGCTCATCAGTGGTAATATCATGTAACTGGCCTATCCTTCTAAGATCAGTTCCACGGATATCTTTAATGTCAGTATTAAAGAAAATGTACTGCGGATCAATGTAATCAATGACAACATCATACCTTCCGTACATGTCAATAAAATCATAACCTACTTTTTGGATTGGTAATCCTGAAAGAATAAATAAATCAAATGTCCTGGGATCAATTTCTCTGGCTTCATTTATCTGTAAGGCATATTGGATAGCATTTGATAATATTTTTTCAAGTTTTGCTGAATCCGGTTTGCGACTTATTACTATTGATTTACCTTTTTCACTGCGGAATAATCCCCCTAATGACTTCGCCATAGGACGCATAATATTCTGCTTTAACGGAAGCTTTCCCTGTTCCTGGATATAAGTTTCTTCAGTTATGGTCTGGCCTGCATCATTGGTTGTTTTATCACTCCATTGATTGCCTCTTTGAAATTTGCATACCCGTCGGTATCTCACCCTGAAATCTTCCAAAGAATCCCAATCCTGACGATAGGTTTCCATCAGCATTAAATTCTCAGAAATATCATCGTATGAAGTTTCCTTAACAGTCTGACGTGAAGTTTTTACCCCCCGCCGGCTTTGGGTAAGCCTTTTTATATCATGTTGTGAAATATCTGTTATCATGGCTTATTAATATTTAATTTATCCAATTCATTAATTGCATCCTGGCGCAATTCTATCATTAAATTACTTAATCCTTCAATGCCCTGTAATCCTTCAATATCTTCTCCGTATTTATCTTTAAGTACTTTGAAATTTGATTCATAGCCTGAAAGTATCTCTATTGCCTTTGGGTAATCCCCGGAAATATATTTTTGTATTTCTTCAAGATCACCTTCCCTTATTGCTTTATCGGCAATTATTTTTGCATTGCTGATATGTTTTTTATAATCGTAATATTTTTCCAGAACTGTCCATTTCTCATCAGGAATTTTACGGATAAAGAAGTTTATAAATGGCCAGTCATAAAATTTATATTCCTCATCACCAGTAATAAATTCTCCCATTGTTGACATGAAATCATTGGTAAATCGTCCTACACCACCCAAATAACCACTGATAAGATGCTCGATTTTTGAGGGATTCCAATCGAAAATTCCGGGAACATATTTTAGTTTTCCGTCTTTCCCGTATCTGAATTTATATTCTGTCTTTCCTCCTCCCAGTTCAAAAAGTACGTCTGTTATAAATTTTGCAGCAGGATTCACGTATTTTTTATGAAGCCCCGAGTCCGCCAAATTTTCTTCAAGTTCTTTCGTAAATGCTTCATAAGATATTTTATTCCCCATGAAATCCTTGTTTATATCAATTTCCTGAATTGGTTTGATCGTTGTAGGAATCAACGGGGCCCAACTTAATTTCCCTTCCTGGATGAAAGATGTTACATCAATTGGAGCCATACCTGCAATCAAATTGCTGATGCTTCTTGCAATTGCGGTACCGGGAGGTATTTTACCGTTAACATAATCATAAGTTGAAACACCCATTGCATGAAATCCACGCCAAAACTGAGATATGGGTACTCTCAGATACTCTTCTTTATTCCCCCAAAATTTTCGAATCACAAGATAATTTTCACGAACATAGTTATTTATCCGATAATACTTTTCATCTTCATTTTTATCATCATCCCAATCATTTAGCATAGCTTCAAGAAATCCCCAGGCAAGAATAGCAGTAGCATTTTTTATGAATTTTCGGGGATTTATTTTTGTAAGTTGAAAGTTTTTTTGAAGGGCACTCATGCTAACTTTGAAAAAAGCATAGATAGATTCAATTGCACGGGTTCCCTTGCCCTTCATGTTAAAATCAACACTTGCATTACGACTTTCAAATGCAGAATCTTTTATCGAAAGCCCCTTATCTCTGGCATCCATATAAACTCCAAAACGTGTTGTATCCTCAAAAATTCGATTCCAGTACTCAATAATCCTGAATATTCCGGTTAGTTTATCCCAGGTTTTACCTACTGCCGTATCACTTCTCAAAACTCGTTTTAATTCTTTTTTTAGTTCTTTTTCAAGTTGTTTTATTGTTTTTTCATGTGTGAAGCCTGTAAATCCTCCGGCTTCCCCGCAATTTCTGTATTCAACATCATATTTATTCCCGGGATCAAAATTAGCTCCTATATTTCTTATAATAGTACGGGCAGCAACAGGAATATTTTTAGGAATTTTAGTAATCCGGGTATTCAGCCTTATATTTTGTGTCAGGGATGCTTCTAACTGGTCCCGGCTGAAATTGGAAAACGGGAATACAGGATTATAGCCTGTCATCATGGCCTTCATGAAGTTTGTCCATGCTCCAAGCCCTCTGAATATCCATGTTTCCCCAAGTTTCCGGGCATCAAATACATGGCCTAAAAATTCAACCATGGTATTCTGATTATTGAATGCCTGGGCAACTGATAATTGTTTTTCCGGAAACACTATAATTGTGGGTTCACCATTATTCATTACAATAACTTCATGCTGCAATGCATTCCAGACAGTTCTTAATTTTTCATGTTCCGAATTAACTTCAGTTTTAACTTTTCCCTCTTTGAACATTTCGACAGGTGGCCGGGTAAGATTACCGTTCTCATCACGATATAGCGACCAGACGTTCTCATACATTTGTTCCTGTTCATTCCATATCTCTTTTTCTACCAGATAAGCCTTTTTAATTTGATGAAGGTCTTTAAATTCTTTACCATAGTTTTCGAAAATAATTTTTAAAGCTTCCTGTTTTACTTCATTTGCTACTTGTTCATTGATAGCTTTAAATCCGACAGCCTGAATATAAGCTATTGGATTATCTGCAAGGCTTGTTCTTCCAAATGCCCTTTTAAATGAAGCTCCAATACCATAACCCTCGTTTTTGTATCTTAAAAACTTTGCAGCTCCTTCCCGCCAGCCTCTTAGCGGAATGAAATTATCATATCTTTCTTTCAGGTAATCATAAGTTTTTTGACTTATTTGTCCTCCTTTAAGCCAGGTATTAAGAGTATAATCAGTTGCCTTACGTGTATTTTCCCAAAGTTCTTCTACAAGTACAGGGTCAACCTGGGATTCGAAACCTTTTATTATTGCCTCTGCCAGATCATCTACATTTTCAAATTTCTTTTCCAGATCAAAAGAAAGTAATCCGGCAAAATCCATGCTTTCCAGTTTATCTTCATAATCAAAAAGCTCATCCATTGTTGCATCAGGATTTCTCTTTTGAAATTCTTCCAATTTTTCTTCTCTCATTACACGGTTACGCTCTAAACCATGTTTGCATATCATATATGGAAGAATACCTTTTGATTTCATCCCGGACTTAATAATCTTTGTGAAACTTTTTGTTATCGGTTCAATATTTTCCTGCTGAAATTCTTCATATAGTATTTCCATCCGACCAAACATATTTCGGATATCACGATATGAATCGGCTTTTGTTTTTTCTCCTTTGTGTTCAGTATCGGGAAGTTTTCCTCCATGTTCAATAACTGCTTCTTGCCACCGTCTTATTGGAAAATTATCATCAATCCAAAATTCGCGCATTTTATCAATGGTTTCCTTAGTCGGAGGTTTTCCTTTTTCTTTTTCAGCATAAACTTCCATCGCTGTTCTGTGAGCCTCAATATTCTCATCCAGAAAATCATTGTTATTTAAAACAGCATTTTGCGCTTTTGTTATTTTTTGTTTTATGGGAGGTTTTTCATTCGGATTATCCTTGTAAAATTTCTCCAACGCCTTTAGGTAATCAGGCAATGAAGGGTAATTCTCTTTTTTAGGTTTTTCAGGTAGACCGTATTTGCTTTCCGGTTCGAATAATGGCATCCCCTCCCTTAATGCCGATTCTTTCATCTGTGGGGTAATGGGTAGGGATTGAACTTTTATTCCAGATTGTTTCCATTGGTCAATTTTTGATGGGTCAACATTATTCATAACCATATTACCATCAATATCTGAAATCTCATAAAAACCATTGTTTTTTAATCTGATTTTAAATTTTGGTACACCAATATCCGTTTCCTCCACTCTCGCCCCGAACTTCTTACCTAAACTGTTTGCTGCATTTCTGACTATCTGGTCATAAAAGGCTTTCATTCCTTCGCCTCCTACTTTTAGGTCAAGACCGGAAAACTTCATTCCTTCTTCATCTTGCATTATTTTTTCAGCAAGGTCTTTCCCTACAACTTCGTCAAGATTTTTTCCTACAAGTTCAATTCCTGTACTCCCGTCAACTTCAAATATTTTCCCATCTGCATCAACTTGTAATTGTATTTCCTGATTATTTTCCTTCATTTTGATGAATACTCGCCTACTATTCATCAATGGTGTATTTCTTACAATCAACTTGTTTACTCAAATCATACCTTTCAGCCTGCATTTCTCCATTAGTCCATGCAACTTTATCAAATCCGTTTTCTGCTGCATAGCGGATCATCCTTCGTAATACAAGATTTACCCATTGAGAGGTTTGTTTGAAGGGCATATCGGGAACATCATCATGTTCTTTAAAATAACCTGTTTTTTTTGCTTCACGAATTGCATCATCTTTATTTTCTTTTCCTAATCCAATTTGGTTCCCATGCTCATTATAAACTTTCCATAACTTGACATCGCGCATTGAATAAAGCAAAGTTGTTTTATCATCTTGTTTTACTGTCCATCCCTCTGGTAATGTAAGTTCAGGCAATTTTTTGTCTTTAAATCCCTCCTTTCTCCCTTTCTCTGCCCAGTCAGACTGAATTTCTTCCAGGAATAATACTTTCTCTCCACTCTCTAAATTTCTTTCGTTAAAACGGACGTGTGCAAGTATGTTGGGTTCGTCGAAGTGGGAAGATTTGAAATAATTATCTTCGCCTAATTTTTGAATTTCAGCCCATTTATCTCCCCATTCTTGTTCTGCTATTAATTCACGTTCTTGTTCTAATTTTTCAACTTTAGGTAAAATATCATCGGTTCTTCCTTCTCCTGAATGAATTTTTTTAAGAAGTGTATTGATTTTATCAGTATAATCCCTCCATTCCTTAGTGTTTTCTGCCTGCTGTCTTATTTCTTTTTTTAATTGCTCAATTCTTACTTTTCTTTTTTCCCATGTCGGCATCGTCAACAATACCTCTTTGTAGTTCTCTCCCCCGGGAAGTTGCCATTGGGAAAATTTGGTATCGTCTGCATATTGCTTATATTCGTTTTTTGCCGCTTCTTTAGCTTCAAATACTGTTGTAAACCATGCTATTTCTTCATTGTCTTTTAATAGTAAAACCTCTCCATTTTCGTAATCGTGAATTGTAAGCCCTGTATTAGATGTATATGATATAACACCAGTACCCTGATTTGCGTCATTCCAATAAATACGTGTTTCTTTGGATTTAATTCCTTTTGTAACTTCCTCAATCTCAACCTTATTCTGATTAATCCAGTCCTGAATATCGGCTTTGGTAATTGATTTTTTTTTCTGGATTTGTGCTTTTTGATAATCCTTATCGATCTTATTCCATTCTCTCACTAACTCTTTTTGGTTGTTAGTCAAGAATGGCGAATCTTCTTTAACTTCTTTCCATTCACCATTGACAACTTTAGAAAGCGTATATTCTCCTGCGTGTTCTGTATCGTCACCCCATTGCATATCGTCAATTTCATGCTCTTGAAGTTTATCGTAAACAGCATCCAGTTTAGCTTCATACTCATCCAATACACCAATATTTTCAGTAAATGCTTCATCCCATCCCATCCAGTCCAGTTCCGCTTCTTTGGCTCCGTTTTTAAGCAACATAGCTTTCATTTGGTCCGGAGTACCTTTTTCTTGTTTTATGCTCTGCAGGGCTTTCTCTGTGGGGGAATAAAATACCTGTTTTGTTACCGGACGACCGCCGTAGGTGGCTTGTGGTTCTTGTACTATTCCTTCGTTTAACTTTGAGATGATGATTTCACCTGTTTTATCAATTTCTCCAGGTCCTTCTCCTCTAATTTCTTCACCTGTTTTATCAATTTCTCCACGTCTTTCACGTCTTTCTCCGGAATATGGTCTTTCACGAATAATTCCTTCATGAATTCCAACACGGAGAGCAGAGTATCTTTGTCCATCATCTCTCTCTTTAAGAGTTCGTGATAAATTTTTTGTACTGGACTTATTGTATTCATGTTTTAATCTCCTATAAGTTTCGAAATGTTTTTGATACAAAATTCGTAATAATGGTTGGAAATAAAAAATCTCATCAGCCATTTTTGCATATAAATCAGATATTTCGATTGCAAATCTTTCATCATGCCCTCCTGGTGATCCTTCATGGGCAAGTTCATGTAAAAAAACATGCAGGGTATTTTGTATTGCTTCATTAATAGTATTATAATCCTTACCTAATGGATTGAAAAAGATAGCATTTAAAATTTTCTGAACATGTACACCTGCGTATTCCTTGTCAATAGATATACCTGTGAAATATTTTACATTTCCTCCTCTAATTTTTTCATAACCGTATCCCATCACGTCTCCTGCCCTTTTAACAAAATCTTTTAAAACGGCTCCCAGGTCAGCAAAAAATTCAATTCCACCTTCCATACCCATAAAATCCACATTTGTATTATTATGCATTTGCGGATCATCAGGATTAAGAAATTCAACATCTACTTCGGCGCCTTCTATTTCTCTTTTGGCTTGAAATGACGTTTCATATTCTTTTTCTGTTTCTATTTTTTTATATCCCGTTCCCGAAGGAATATAAATATCTTCATACCGGATTATTATACGCGCATATTTTGGAATTTCTTTTTCGATATTAAATTCCTTGTTTAATTCCCTGATTTTTGATGCATACTCTAATGGGGAAACTTTCGCTCCCTCGACGAGGCTTTTATTAATATCCACTTTTGGCAATGGTCTTAAATCACTAAAAGTGGCAGCAGCTTCTTTTTCTGCTTCTCCGGATGCAAATTTTCTTATGTAATTTCCAAGTTGCTTAATATCATTTTGAACAGCAGGAGAAAATGCTTCCCTTTGATTGTTAAAAGGATAATATTCATCCGTTGGAGCTACATAAGATTTGATATTTACTATTATATCATAGGGTATTTTATCAAATTCCCTAAATATAAATGTATGTTCAAACTGATAAATTCCGGCACTTAAAACCTCATGGGTTGGGTACTCTTTCTTTTCTTCACTCATATAAAGATCAGCCTCTCCCCAGTTAAACTCTGCGGTTGTAAACAAAGAGGGAACTTTTTCTTTTGCATTGTTACCACTGGGTAACATCTGCTCATGTTCCCGGCCATAAGATATTGCTTTAAAGTTTACATTAACATTTCCAAGCAGGGGCCGTTTGAGAATACTGAATGCCTCCCATTTTTGTGCAATGTCATTCCATTTCCCGGGGAAATTTATCTCTTTATCCGCTCCGTAAAAATCCGTATAGGATCCTGGTATGGTAATACGTACCATTGTCCCGTTTGGTTTATTGGTATGTTCTTTTTTAAGCTTAAAACTTCCGTTATATAATTCAAAATTGGTAGTATTAATTGTAGTTGTTAAACCGTCTCTTGTCGTTTCCAGTTCTATTCTTTCACTACCCAGTAAAAATTGAACCTTAGCCAATCCAAAACCTCCGGAACTTTCCCCTACTCCCAATCCTTCCTTACTTGTTCCTCCTACTGTAAGAAATGCATTTTTTACAATATCCGGGGTCATTCCAACTCCATTGTCTCTTATTTCAATTGTTCTTTCATCATAATCCACTTTAAAATCTATTTTCCCTTCTTCTCCGGTCTTTGTCGTCATGGCTTTGACTGCATCAAAACTGTTTTGCAGTAATTCTTTTACAGCTACCTGTGCAATCGGAGCTTCATACATTTTAGAGCCTAACAGTTGAAGCATCCTTTTCTTGTCAAATGCCAGTTCTGCACTTTCTTCACCTACATCAAATGATTGAAAATTAATTTGTTTTTGACTGGGTGTTAATTTTGATTCTCCTTCATGTACTTCATATTCCCCTTCCGGTTCATATAGCATTCCCTCATCGGCCATACTTTCGTAATTGGTAATGATATTTTCATCTTGTTTTATCGTTAATACATCTAAAAGTTGAGAATCAATTGGTTGTAAAGCATTTTTTATTTTACGTACTGTTTCTATGGTTATCATTCCATTAGAGGCCAGAATTATATTATTCCCATGCCTGCCAACATCTACATATAATTGTTTTATGAATTGACTGACAGGAGTGGTTTCATCAATAAGATAGTAACGATTAATATTATTACCACGGTCAAGAATTAACACGTGAGTTTTATTTGTGGTACCTCTTTTTTGCTTACTTAAAAACAAGGCGACATCATGGGAACTTCTGATTTGTGTTCTGTCTTCTGAATTTACATAAAATTTCTGCTTTTCGAACTGGTAAACTCTGATAGGTTGAATCTTCCCCCTAACCTCTCTTTTTTCGTAAATATCACCATAAGCAGAAAGAATATCAATAATAGCATATTTTCCTTTATCTATATCAATAATAACAGATGGTAAATATTCAATACTCATTAAAGTACATGCTTCTTTAAGTTTTTTGCTAATATTTATATCTGCAGCAGATGCCATTAAAGTTCCGCTGGGATGATTGTGTACAAAACTAACTTTTACTGCATTAAATTCTGCCGCTGCTGCCATTATAAGTTTATGATCGATTACAGTACCCGCTGTTCCTCCTGTGGATAAATATTGTACCCGGTAATTCCATTTTTTATCAATCAATACAGCAAAGGCATGTTCATTGGTTGCTGATTCCAGGTTTTTGAAAAGAAAAGCAATATCATTTGGAGATTCTATTTTTGCCGAGCCGGTTAACTGTTCTCCCATGAACGTTAGATATCCTTTATCGGATAACTGACGTTCCATTGCTGTCAATCTGTTGTCGATATCGGGGATATAATTTCTTTTCCGTTGTATATCACGGGTGGCGGGGTCAGAACCGAAGGCGGGATCTCGTTTTGCTGATACAGTTTTATCTTCCCAGTCGAGTTGGGTTTGGATCGCCTCTTCTTTGTATAGAATTTCTTCATTTTTTGTTTTTTTCTGCAATTTACTACTTTTTTCCGGTGTTTCCAATACATCAGCAAGAGCAACTTTATACCCTGCACGTGTCAATTTAGGAAGATAGTTATCAAGATTAAAAACTGGAAATCCGGCTCTGGGATTCCCGTTTGGACTTTTTGTCAATACTGTTCCTAAATTTTTTGAAACTTTAATCGCATCATCCCCAAAGGTTTCATAAAAATCACCACTACGCACTAAAACTATACTATCCGGATGCTTCTGTTTAATTTTTGTATATGTTTGTTCAGCATCAGAATAACTTGTGAAAGGTTCATATAAAATTGTCTGGCCATCTTCCTGTTTTTCCTGTATGGTGTCAAAAAATTGCTGGAATGCTTCGTTTATTGCCGGTGTTTCTTCTTTTGTCGGATATGGATAATTATTCGTGTCAAGTCCTGATTTTATCCATTCTTCTGTTTCTTTAAAGTTTGCCAGATAATCATTTTGCTCATTTGTTGCTCCTAATTTTTCGATAATAAAATTTTCGAATGAACGTGCCGACATTTCTTCTATCGTTGACCAGTATAAATCACTTCTTGTACTGTCCAGTTTCTTACTCCTGTTTGGTAATTCGGATTTTCTGATAGTTTCAACTACGTTCTTAAATGCGTCAATCAATTCCGTTCTTAATGATTCATCTGGGGCAACCTCCCTGCCAACAACATTCATTTTTTGTCTTGGAGATTGTGTTAAAAATCCTGATTTATCACCTCGTTTTCGTGAAAAATAACTATCTAAGGCGTGCCACCACTCATGCGCCAAACTTCCTGCACCCCTTGTTTTTGTAAGATTAATAACTACCTGTCCTGATTCATAATGTGCTGAATATTTTCCCGATCCTCTGGCCCCAAATGCTATTCCCAATTCACCACCTAAAGACAATGCCCGCGAAGATACATTTAACGCTGTGGACAAATCCATTAAAGCATCACAAGCCTGGTTCAGGTCATTCTGTCTTTTGTCGTTCTCTACCCAATTACCAAACTGTACACCCCTAAACCCAAATGTATTTCCAAATTCTTCTGGTGTTATATTTTTTCCATTACGGTAATCTGTTCCTATTCTTTTACGGTTTGTTTCCCTACGTTCTTCCGGCTTTATATTTACAGAATTCCAAAGTTCCTGTAATTGTGCCATTTCGTTTTTAACCTTATTTCTTGCTTCCTGTACTGTTTCAATGCCATCAATTAACCTGAATACCCCGGTTGCTGTTTTCTTTCCAATAAAATACTTGCCTGTTTTCCGGTCTTGATAAATACTAAGTTTTACATCTTTCGATTTTTCTTTGTTTGCAGCAAACATCTTTTTTAATGCGTCTGCTGCTTCTTGTGCTGTTTTATGATCTGATATTATATAAGGACTTTTTACAATAGAATACGTTGTCCCCAACACATTTTCTGCTTTTTCTCCCCTATGAAATTTTTTAATTTCATAAACTCCCATATTAATATCTTCATTCGGGAAACCTAACGCTTTTTGTACTTCTTCAAATAGATTGAACTTATTGTTTAAATTGGTCATTAATGGCTCGCGTAACTTGTCAGCTATCTTTTTACCGTTCTCTTTATTATCAAGTAAATCAGTGAATATATCAATATCCTGCTGTACTGTTTTCGCCCAACCTTGCAATCTATATTGCTTTCTTGGTTTTGGAGGAATATTATCATAGAGAAACTTTAAAACAAGTGCGCCGTCTTCTGATAATGTGCCGTCCTTTACCAATTGGACAAAGTCAGGACGTGGAAATGTTTTTGAAAGTGGCTGGTTTATAATATCCGTTTCGGTAACATCGTTAAGCCTTTTGTAAATCATTTTTTTGGCTCCTTCGATTTTCTCTCCAAAATCTTCAATCTTCTTTGGTTGTTTACTTATTTCATCCAGTTTCATTTCAAGCGGTAAGACTGGAGTTTCAGGTTCAATAGGTTTCTTTTCAAGTTGTAATTTGTCAAATTCTGAAGCATAGTCACGGCCTCTTTTGCTGACGGCTGAAAATTTATTGAAATCGGCACCAAAGAGAATATAATTCTTGTCACTGAGTTTTTCAATAACATCACTGCCATATTTTTGACTTAAATTACTTCTTGTTAATCTCGATGGAGCCGTAACCTTGTTGATCTCATTTAAAGCAATGGCCTCTTTTTCGGTTAATCTGGTTCTTTTATAAAATTCACTGAGGCCGTGTTCTTCCAGTTTCTTCTCAATAGGTAATTTAGTGGGAGTTTCTTCAATCTTTTCAACAACATTTAGAGGAAATGATTTTTGTAATTTTTGTCCGGATAGATTTTTCCCAAAGTAAAGTGTAACCCAGTTATTTTCATTCGGATCAATCCAGCTTTTTACAACTTCTCCTTCTGTACCAACCGGGATGTTAGCATAAAAGTGTGTAACACGGTATTTTTCTCCTTTTTGTGGAAGAGTTGGTTTTTCTGCTGGTGTAAATTCTTTATACTGAGTAAAAGGTTTCAGTTTTCTTGTTCCGCTATCCAGCCATTCTTTGAATTTTTCTTTCGATACCTCGGTAATATCCCTTAATCCCTTCCATCCGGGTTCATAATTGGAAAAGTATGCCTGTCTTGCATCATCTTCGGTATCAAATCCTAACATGACTTTGTGTTCGTCAAACTCAGCGGAGTTTTCCGGATTAACCTGGTCAATGATAAATACATTATCCGAATCGGGATTATCTCCTAAGAATACATCAATCTGATCCCCGTCCTTTCCTTTTGTCCTTTTGAAATAGCCGTAGGTGTTATTTAATTTCCGTGTCCACTCTTTCCCGGTTTTGTCGGTTCCCGATCTTTCGCTGCCCCGTGGGTTTTCTATGGTAATATCAAACCCTGCAAAATTCACATGCCCTTTCTTGTAGTTGCCGGCTTCCTTCTGTGCATCTGAAGGGAAAAGTTCTACTTCGGATTCAGCTTGTTGGAGTTCTAACTCCGGTTTCCCTTCATCCTTCGGCTGTGCAAACATGTCCCCCTGGGCCTGCGCTGCATTTTTAGAATCATCAACGGCCTTCTCCTGTTGTTTGATTAAATCAAAGTATTCTTTCTGACTGGCTGTAATTTTGTCTTTTAGTGGTTGGAGTACTCTGTCCATATTTTCCTTGGACAAATCTGCCGGAATATCAAAGATTATTCCCCCGTGTTTTACACTTTCCCTGTCATCGGGACTTTTATTAAATTCTCTTATGATGTGATGCTTGGCCTTCTCCAAGTCCCTTACGGATTCATCCGTTCTGTATTTTGCCTGATTGATTTTCTTTTCATATTCATCGATGGCCTTTTTTGCTAAATCTTGTTGTGCCGGGGTTAATCCGGCAAGTTTTTCCTGTAGTTTTTTCTGTCGGGTTTGGTCGGCTGTTTCTATTTCACCGAATAAAGGTTGTTGTGTAGGTTTTACCAGTTCGGTTGGCACTGTTGGAGGTACTGGGGATACTGGAGTTATCTCCAATGGAACAGGTTTGATCGGTTCTACTGGCGTTATTAATTTGAATTCCTGCTTTGGTTGTTCTTCTGGTTCTTGGTCAGAGGTTTCTTTTTTCTCGTCTGCCCTCCTCTTTGCTATCTGTTCCGGGGTTAATTTTATTAATTCCCCTGCCTGCATACGATAATCGGAATTGTTAATAATACCCTGTGCTTTGAGGTATTCCTGGCGGTCTGCTTCTACTGCGTCAAAAGATGATGGACCTATGGCATTTATGATTTCTGCTGCCCATAATACCTCCTGTGGCGTTTCCTGTTCGGGTTTTACTTCTGTTTGTTCAACCTCTCCTGGTGGAGTCTGTTCATCAATTCCACTTTCATCAGTCTCATCTTCTCCTCCAACTTCTTGTTCGGATTCATCGGTGAACCATTCTTGTTCTGCTCCTCTTGCTCTTGCGATTTCATCATTCAAATAATTTGTTATTACAATATAATCATTTTCGCTTAATCTGTCAATATACTTATCAACAACTTCTAAAGCTTGTTCTAATGTGAAATATTCATTTATGAGATTATTTTCATTAATGAACTGGTTAAATAGTGTTTTCCCTTCTTCCTGCTCTACGGGTTTCTCGTATTTGTCTATTGTTTCTCCAAACACTTCCCGGTATCTCCTTCTCAATTCCCATTGTGTCCCTGTGGTTTTTCTTATGTTCTTGTCCGGGTTGGCCAGCATGAAATCAATAATATCTTTCACGGTGAATGGTTCCATGCCTCCCCCTGATTGCTCTATCTGATCATTCCATTCAGAAACGAATGTATCAATAGGCTTTCCGTCCTTTTGTAACCATGCCCTGGCAAATGTCCGGCTGTCAACTAAATTTCGGTCTGCCAGTCTGTTGAAACTGTCTGTTGAGAATATTTCATTAATAGCGACCTTCTGCCACTCATCCATTTTGTTTATTGGTGCACTGGCTTCCTCGTCTTTATATGCATTAAATATCTCATCCTTATCCTCGGAATAGAGACTTATGTATTCGTTATCGGTTCCCGTCCATTCTTCTACGGGTATCGGAGGCTGTTTTTTAAATTCTTCGAGTTCTGCCTTGCGCCTTAACTCAGTGAGTTTTTCCCTTTGTTTTTTGAATACACTATTGTAAGTGATTAAATTATCCCTTTGTTGTTCAAATGGTAATTTACCGAATCCCTTTCGTGCCTGTTCAAGTTCTTCCTCGGTCTTGGCTTTCTTAATGTTAATAAATACTTGGTTAACAAGTGACATTTCTTGGGAACTTTCAGCCTCTGGCATTTTTCCAACAGGTTCTATTTTAGGTATTTCCAGTTTTATTTCGGGTAACTTTTTGTCCTGTTTTTGAAAAATCTTTGCAGGTTTAGGTGCTTCCGGCAATATTCTGATGGCTTTGATGATCTTTTCAGTAACCGGTTTTTGCCAGGGAAATTCCGGAGTTTTTTCTATTTGTTCGGTAATCAGTTGAATTCTGTTTTCTTCTCCTGGCAGAGTACTTTTTATTTCTTTTTCGACTCTCCGGGGATCCATTCCATCTGGTATCTGAAATTCAAATACTCCTTTCTCATCCGCTGTATATTGATAATCAGTTTTCCCTATCCGGGCGGTGTTTATAACTTGTTCTTTAGGTTGTATTTTTTGTGGTTCTCCTTCTGGCTGTCCGGTTACTGGTGGCTGGGCTTCCGCTTGTATTTTTTGTTGTTCTAAAAGTTGTATTGATTCCTGTTCTTTTTGAATTAACTCCTGTTTAGGAACTTCAATAGGTGTTGATTGCCCATCCCAGAGTATGTAATATTCTCCTAAATCATCTGTAATTTGATATTCCTTATCCTGATAAGTTATACGTTCTCCGACCTGGGGTTGAAGAACATTCTGTTCTATTCCTGTATCAAAACCTTGAATCAATTCCTGAATAACAGCATCGGGTTCTTTCGTCTCCCAGTTTCTTACTGTTTTAGTGGATACCGGTTTGGGCTCTCCTGTCTCATCATAAACTATTATCACTCCGGAAGGATTATTCAGATCGCCGTCTTTGACATTGAAAAGTTTCCCCTCCTCATTCTGTACCGTGATAAATTTCCCGCTCGTGTGTAGTTTGTTTTTAACAGTATTTTCTGCCCTGTTTTGTATAATACCTCGATAAAACTCGATCTGTTCTGCTGGTGTTTTTGGTGCCGGTGGAGGTGGTGTTCCTTCCGGTGTTCCTTCAATTGCTTTTGGACCAGGTGTTACCTTTTTTGTAAATAGATTATCATAACCGGCCATCATTGCCCGGTAAAATTCATCCGTAGTAACCTGGTGAGGATTTTTAAGTGTTGATTCCTGAATATTTGGAATTATTTCACCGGCTTTATTGATGATATTAACAGTTCCCGGTCTGTCGCCTTTTCCTGCTATATATCCTATTTGCCCTTCATCAGATTCAATTGTTCTGATAATTCCGGTTTTATCAGCTATTCGGCTACCATAATTTACTACCCTTTGTGAATAGGCATCCCGTTCCAGTGTTTGAGGTGCCTTTCCTGTTTCCTTATAAATTTGAGTTGCTTGGTTAAAAACTTTTGTAGGAATTGTAAAGGATTTTTCAACCATTTCGGAGGTAACATCTATAATTTTGCCATCCGGTGTTAATCCTCTTTGTTTTCCGCCTTTTGTGGTTGGAATAATTTCAACCGGATTACCTTTAGCATCCATAGTAAGAACAACATCACCTTGTGCGTTTCTTCTCTGTGTGTTTGTCTCGTTCTGAGAATGAATAGCAAATGGACCGGTCATCAGACCAAAAAGTATTCCTGATCCTGTTGAATGCACAACTGTATTCCACCATTCTTGAGGTTTAACATCACGACCAATCAGAAAATCATCAACTGCCAGCTTACTTAACTGGATACTGTTCATTGTTAATGCACCTTGGCCAGCTGATTTTGCAAGTTGTATTGCCAGTTGAGGTTGTTTTTTCATGAATTCCTCAAAGACTGCCTTGCCAAATTTTCCAGTCAGTTCCGGACTTGTTGTCAGACCTTTTGCAACTGCCTTGTTAACAACTCCCTTCGGTATCATTTTCCCCAGATATCCACCAAACGGAACAGCATAAGCAGCGGCATACAATACGCCTGCCCCGGTTCTTGTTGCTTCATCAACCGGTTTTCCTGTTTCCTTTGCATGATTATCAACTGCTTCAACTCCTTCACCATATCCCATTTCGGCAAACATTCCGGTCATGGCCGTCGCCATTGCCGGACTTTTTGTTAATGCCGTGGCTATTGCCATTCCTGCAAAGGGTAATAATCCTCCAACAAACTCCCCGGGACCTCCGGAAAGTTCAGGAACATTCTTCGTCCAGTTTTTTATATCCTCAACATTTCCTTTTATCCGTTCATCCTGAGAAAGAAGATAATTCTGCCATTTATCATTTTCTGATACCTCTTTAAGAAGATTATTCAGTTTCAGGGACTGATCTTCAACTGCCAGCGCCATGGAACCTAAAGCTGATTTCCCTGCTGCCAGAAATCCATGTCCTAATCCTTTTACTTGTTCTATTGTTCCTTTTGGTCCGGCTGTTTTCCAGTACCAGGATTCTTTTTCAGGTTCTATTGATTGTGAAGTTTCCTGCTCTGTTAATTGTTCATCCTTCCATTTTGCTTCTTCCGGTTTGATTTGTGGCTTAATCGTATCGGATGGTAGTAACGGGGTAATTCCGGGGGTGACTGATTTATCTTGTTGTGTTTCAGGAATTTTTGTTTCTGTTTGTAACGGGGTGACGTCACGGGGTAACTCTTGTGTTCCTCCGGCAAAATCAAAATTATATTTTTGGGCTATATTTTTAAAAACACTTTCATTCAGTCTTTTTGCCTTTTCGGGATTTTCTTTTTCATAAATTCCACGGACAATATCTTCATAATTAGCCTGATAGGAATTGATAATTTTATCATAAACCTCTGGCTTTAACCGTTTGGCTTTTTCAGGATTTTCATGTAGGTATAAATCTTGAATCATTGATATTAAACTATCTCTATTGTCTGTCATATTTTAAAAATCAAATGGATCGTTTTCTGATTCTTCTTTTGCTGGTTTTCTCTGCCCGGAATCTCCGTATTTGTTCAAAATATAGTCATAACTTGAAGGTGTTTTTTCCCAGTATTTTTGTATTAATGTATTGATTGTATTGGTAGAAAGAGGTGTTCCGAATTTAGCTTTCAGAAGATCCATTTCTTCTGCAGTTATTTTGGACAACGGGTCCTCTAAGATAAGAGCTATAATTTTCCCTCTTTCATCATCAGGAATTGAAACAGAATTACCTTCACTGTCATAAAGTGAATATGTTTTAGTGCTTTCAGCCGGGTATTGCGCTCTTAATGCCTGCGCCTGTGCCCTTAACATCCCTGCAATTTCCATCTGTTTATTATGTCGTTCCCTTTCGGTTGCAGTCATATCTTTATATGCTATATCAACTTCGAATTTTTTCATAGCCAGATCCTGATCTGTTTCAGCTTTTTTAGCTTGCCATTCCCTCCATACCTGTTCTGACATAAAACCCAGTTCTTTCCATTTTTCCTGGCTTTCAAACATTTTTTCCCGTAATTTCCGTTCTTCTTCCAGGTTCGCTTGCGACAATGCCAGATCACCCATCTTCAATTTATTCACATAATCCTGCCAGTTCCATTCATCTTGCCTGCGATTAACTTCATCTACATACTGATACATTGATTGTAAATAACTCAGTTCCCGATCATCCTTTTGCCGGGGCCGGACGTTTGCTCCTAATCCTAATCCAATAACATCACCCACAAGATTTAATCCTTTGCCTATCACTGAAGCCTTTGCAAGTCTTTTGAGTTCTTCTGGTCGGTTCGGATCATACGTAGGTTTAGGCGGACTATAAGAGAAAATATTATCAATAATTTTCTGTGTTGGCGTCTTGGGAGTATCAATATTTTGATTTGCTTCTGCGAAACGATGCTGCGGAAGAATACCTTCATAGTCAAAGAATGATTCTTCCGGAGACTTTCTATTCACTTTTTGCGGTTCTGCTATCATGATTAATTTCCTAATAAAATTCCACGATAAGGCTCAATATTTTTCAAATTCTGCATGTTCCCGGGAGAAAGTATTGGTATCTTATTTGCAACATCTTCAAAACCTGTTAATGTTGTTGCACTTTCCATCACATTACCGGCATTGCCAGCCAGGTTAGCCGCTTGTTCCGCTTTTTGTTGATTTAAAAACATCTGTTGCTCTGTCAACCTGCCCTTTTCTCCCCGATAGATAGCTTCCTGGCCTTGTTGATATCGTGTTGCTCCCTGAGCTAACCCGGAAACAGCTTCATTATATTTTTCCTGCACTTTTGTTTTTTCAGCTATTTCAGCTTCCGGAGTGGCACCAGTCACGGCTGCAGTACTCGTAATATTCTTATTCGCTTCTTGTATCTGTTTCCGCAACTGCTCAAACATCCCTTTTGCAGCATTCGTTTCAAGGAAATCCCTGTTTACATTCAAGTTATAAAATGCTTCGTTTTCCTCTAACTGCTTATTGAGTAAGTTTTGATTCGCCTGGTTTGCCTTTCCTCCCTGTATTCCTGCAAATATCTGTCCGGCCAGAGATGCGGCTCCTAATCCTGCTGCTATTAATCCCATTTTAGTATTTTATTAATTCAGATAAATGTAATACTGCTAATTTTGATGTTAATGAAGGATTAAAACAAAATTGTCCTGATTTGTGAAAAGGAATCATTATGTAATACTGAAATTTGAAACACTATGAAAAATATTAAAACAACACGGAAATTTAATAAAGCTATAATTTCACGATATCTTAATTTGTTGGAAGCAAATGAGATGAATATTTCTAAAACGGCAAAAGAAATCGGAATAGACAGAGGAACATTATTCCGTTGGAAATCAAAATACTGGAATACATATCTTAATGAAAAGAATGAAGTTAAAGAACAGATGCAGGATATTACTGCAGTAAAACTATACACTGTCAAAGAATTCGATAATCTAAAAGAAATATTCACGAAAGGACTAAAACTTACTCTCAGTAAAATAATTGACATTCTTTCAGATGAGGAGGCTTTGAAAAAATTGAAACCTTCCGACCTGGCAGAGTTTATTAAAGTAATGGCTCCTTATGCTGCGGAGAAAATTGGCTTGGCAGGTACCAATCCATCTCAAACGCCATTGCAGCAACACAATACTTTCGTGCAAAATATCATAGAACAGATGAATGTTAATAAACTTAAAGACATAGAAGATGCTGCAAAACAAAATCAAGTATAAAGGCATTGTCCGGGCCGGATCACATCAGGAAATTCAGGATGGATGGATGGATGAACTAATTAATCTTCGATATCGGGATGAAAAACTTTGTCCGGTTGGGCATCCGACAAAACTGTATGGATTACCTAATCAGGACGATCCCCCCAATACGTTTCTGGACATCTGGAAGCACGAACAGGATAACATTGATAACTACATAGGACTGACTGATGAATATGCGCTTGGATTGATTGATATGGAAGTTGGAACTTCTAAACCAATCAAACAATATTCCGGGCTGGTCCAGGTTGTTTTTCTAAAGCGGTTCATGATCGTAATTCATGATGATGGGATGGATAGATTTTTGTATAAAAACGAAGAATATAATTTGATTACTATCACCCAGGAACCAGTTTTTTTGTTATCGGTATTAGAGGAAGAATATACCTGGACAGATTGGGCAGCAACAGCAGAAGCTATTTTAGGAAAATATTTTGCTCGCTTAAACACTATTTCAAATGAAAATAAATTCACAGGAGGATTTATGGTCCGGGCCGCTTATAAACTGTTTGATGGAAGTTATATATTTCATACCCTGCCTTATTTTATTTCGATCGAGAATCATAAAATCGTTTTAAATTGGCATGGAACTTATAATACATTCAGAACAGAATTTTATGCAGCTAAAGCTAAGATTATATTTTCTTCAATTGATTATACTGACATGGAAAGTAATCGAGATGTTATACAATCAATTGTCCTGTTTGCTACAAAAGCGGAATCTTTACTTGAAATATCAGAAAATACTATTACCGAAGATAATCTTGAAGAATGGAAAACACAAGATGATGAATGTTTGAATAATAAACTCGAAGTTTCAGCTGATTTTAAGGATATGCCCGATTCTGCAAGTTGGTACAAAGTGGGAGAATATTCTTTCTCAGGGATCCTTGACGGTGATATAACAGAGGAAGAATTAGATCTTAAAAATTTCTATCAGGATTATGCTACCCGGGAAACATTACCAGTGGACCAGTTTTCTCATCATATCCTGGCTGGAAGTATTGCGATGAATTATAATTCCCGGCTTGTGTTAGAAGATACAAAACAAACACTTGCGTTAAAAGCGATTTACGAACATAAAGCAGACGAATTGCCCTTTACTTCGGGAGGTGTAGAGTATAAATATATTAAATATTCTGACAAATATATTGATCTGGCTGTGAAATTCATAATTGATACAGATGCAGGAGAAAAAACTGTCTGGATATTGCAAACAGTTAATGAATGGTATGTAAACACACTTACGACCTGGGAACATTATATTGTGTTAAATGGTGTAATAGGATACCCTGATGTGCGAGCAAAAGAATGCATGTTATATGTTAAAGATGATGAAATCTATAAATATCTGATTACATTAAAACTGACTGCAAGTAAATCTATGAATTTTGCTTACTATCATTCAAATCAGTTTTTATCCGGAGAGTATGATGGCATACTTGGAACTTTGATATTAGGGGGTAAATATTGGAATTTTAACATGATTTCGTTATATTTCAATAGAATAAATACTCCGAAACTTCCAACCGACAATACACTTAACACAGAAATTCCTCCGGACAATGAAATAACTGATAAAAACCGAATACAAATATCGGAAGTAAATAACCCTTTCTATTTCGCTGCAGAAAACAGTTACCAAGTCGGCACCGGAACTATTATCGCCTGTGCAACAAATACAGAGCCGCTGAGCACGGGACAGTTCGGAGAGTATCCTTTGATTGTTTTCACGTCTAAAGGCATCTGGACGCTGTTTCAGGGACAGGGAGACGTTCTGTTCTCATCCGTGAAACCTCTGAACGGAGAAGTTGCAATAAGTCCTGAACATATCATTAGCACCGGGACCGGAGTAACCTACTCAACAGAGAGAGGATTGTATCTGATTGAGGGGCGTAATGTCGTACATTTGTCACAACTGTTGCATGGCCTACCAAACCTTGATATTCAGGAAGTTGATAACTATATTTTGAGGTTAAATCATCTTAGTTTAGTACAAATTGATGCATCACTGTCAATTATTGATGCAAAAAGTTACATTTTGGGAGCAAAAGTGGGTTTTGATAAGAAAAATAACGAATTACTGGTAACTAACAACACTTATGATTATTCCTATGTATTCTCTTTTGAATCAAAACTTTGGCACAAAATAAATGAATCATTTCGCGTTTTGATAAATTCCTATCCTGAACTATTGGTGTTGCGCGAAAACAGTAGTGATGATGGGGTTTTCAGCGTTTCACAGGGCAGTTATGCAACACCTGTTGCAACAATGCTTACAACGCGTCCCTGCAAGCTGGATAATGAAGTTGATTTTACCCTCCTCCACCGGGCCATCCAGAGGTGTGAAATTGAAACGGCAGAAAGTACTTACGCCGGCCTGTATGTCTTTGGCAGCAACGATTTGAGAACCTGGCAGCTATTGTCAGGAAACGACCGGAAGACCGGAAAAATAACAGATATTCTCACTACCAGGGTGCATCATAAAGTCAAATATTTTGTCTTTGTATTTGCTGCAATCTTGACAGAATACAGCAGTATAAATAACCTTGATATACAGTTTTACAGTAAGATAACCAATAAGTTACGGTAGATTGTTGTAAAAACACGAAAAAGTGTTGCATTAAATTTTCCTGAGAGGAAAAACAACTGAAAAAACAGAATGGATATGTAATTATCTATATATTTATATTTGTTAATTCTTACCGCCTGGAAAGAAAAAGGCCATCCAGGGGGCGCAAAATGGACGGAGAAGGAAGATCAGCAGTTAGAGTACTATGAAAGATGCTTTGAGATTTTGATGAACAGCCCGTTCAATGAAAGTTGATCTAATTAAAAATAAATTCATTTCCATTCCACAACTCATAGCCATATAATCCAATAATTCAAAATCAGGTTGAATTTTACCTGTCAAAATTCTGCTCAACTTCGATTCTGAAATCTGGTGCAAATGACAGAATTCTTTTCGATTTATTCGCTTATTTATTTTTTGCAAAATCTGCAAATACTGTTCTGTTAAAGGTATTCTTTCTTGCATAATCTGCAATTTTCGGGTTATAAACTATTGATAATCAGTGTGGGTTACTATATAAGTAGTTAGGTACAATTTAAAATTTTATCAATGTGCTTCATCAGCATTTTTTCAACCCACGCCATTTCTTTTGCCAAATCAACATCTGATATTTT